GTTTCCCAGTCACGATCAAGCTGGGATAACAATTTTCACTGGATCTGAAATTCAGGTGCCTAGTGAAGCAATCATTGACAATGAGGGATTTGATAACAGTCCAGCTTATCGTGGACTGGCATATATTGTATTTGAAAACTTTGTTCTAACTCAAGGTAATGTTCCTGATATTTTTGCCGAGGTAACATCGAATACTGAAGCTGATGTTCCGCGATTGTTCGGTGATGTGGCATCCTCTACACCGTTCAGTACATTGTTCGCAAATTGGTTGCATTATGATGTTGATAATGATCGAATTCACGTTTTTGCAACAGGCTCGGGCGGGGATGGTGTAGCGTCATTTGTGGGCAACACGCTTGAAGAGTTTCAGACTAATGTTTGGGATGATGTTATCGGAGAAAATACCGGCAATGTCACACGTGCTTGGCCGACCAGTAAAGGTACACTTGTTTTCCCTGTTGGGTCCGCTGGTAACAGCGTTCCTCTTGGACATTATGATCCGTTCACAAATACATATCTGAATGAACTCGGTGAAGCCAGTGGCTCATTGACACATACTGGCACTTCGACTGTGTTCCCTGATGTGGCATCACAAATGATGCAAGCGCAGGGTAGCCGGGATATCGTCACCGATCTGTTTTTTGTTGTGGGACTGTCCGGTAACGAAGTTACGATCATCGAATTCGATCACGAGTTTCGCTCGATGCGTCGTGTTGGCCCAACGATATTGGATACACTTCAAAGTGAATCTATTCTTGCGCCTTTGACGTTGAAAGACAACGCGGGGCAACAGTGGGCTGACGGTACTAGTGCAAACGGTCAATTCATGTTTGCATTCACATATGATGATTCGGCAGACGGTTGGAATGTACGTCGATATACTGTTCGTAGTGAGGATGTAGACGGTGTTGGGAATGCCACTGCTACAGTTCATGGATTCATTCCATCCTCCACTTGGGGTGATGGGTTTACCATGGATTTTGATGAAGTGTATACTGATCAGATTGATGGCACTTTCATCCTTATGGCGTCACCGCCCGGCGCTTCAAGTCGTAGCCCGAAAATCATTAAGTACAATCCGTTAACAAATGGTGTTGTGGCTGTACGAGATTTGCCTCATGCGCCAACGTCTGAACGCCACATGATGCGTGGTTTCACACAAGCTGATCAAGTTCTTGGATATCTTACTCAGAATGGAAATGTTCTTCAGATCAATACGAGAACTCTTGATATTGAAGTTCTCCCATCGTTAGCTGATGAAGGATTACCTTCACGCAACTTCCCCGGACAGTGGTTCAACGGGTATGAAAACTCGATCACATATGTTAGTGGAACAGCAGGACAAAAAATAACGAAGGTGTTCCTGAAACGGCTCAACCGCCAGACGGTTGAATTGCCCGAAGTTGTTCGGACTCTACTTGAAAAAATTGGTATTGAGGGCAACCGTGTCGCAGTATCCTCAATCAATGCTTTGAGCTTGAACGGATACACTGTCCCACAGGTTGCTTCACTGAGGACAATCTTTAGTGAACTTGCACAAGTGTTTAGGTTTGATGTTGTCGAATCAGACGGTAAAATTCTCTATCAGGCGAGGGGGGGTGCGTCGACTGCGACAGTGGATGAAAAATACATGGGCGATCTTGGTGGCGATGCTGGGTGGTTACGTGAAACACAGGAAAACGAATTTGGTCGGATAAGAAAACTTGCGCTTACATACCGTGACCTTGACCGGGAATATGCGCGAAATGTGCAGACTATTCAGCTACCAAAAATCAATGACACTGAGTTTGGAGCGGAGGCCGCAATCTCAGTTGATGTTCCTATCGTTCTCAGAGCTGATGATGCTAAGCAATTAGCAGAGATCATTCTTTACGCAAAGAATGTCTATAATTCGACCTATGAAATGAACTTGCCCCCACGTTTCCTTCAGATCGATCCGGGTGACGTTGTTACTGCGAATATGGAAGATGGACGTTCCATCGATATGCGTGTTCGTCAGGTCACAAAGGGTGATGATAATGCGCTTCAAATGTCGCTGACTAAAGAAGATCCGGCGATCTATACTGATCAGGTAAATCTATTTGGTGCTCTGGGGCGTTTTGATCCAAGTGTCATTCCGCTTTTTGACGCCCGTATAGATCCATGTTTCATCCAAGTTCCATATATCGAAGAGTCTGAAGCTGAAATTTTAGCGCAATATCATACATATCTGACGTTACTCCCTAATGGCGACAACGTAACATTCGACAAGCCGGTCACTGTGACGCTGAATGCAGATGCCGGGAAAACATTTACATTAGACCCTCCGAATAATTTACCGACATGGGGGGTTGTAATCGACCCGCTTGAGGTTGTACCTGATTATTTTGGGACGGATTTAGAGAGTATGATGCGCGTGAAGATGGTTTCATTCACGGGCGGTACTCCAACGTCGGCTACTATTGAACAGTTGATGGAAGATCCTACACGAAACCTCTGCGCTAGCGCCAATGAATTGTTTCAATTTGCCAATGTCACTGATGAAGGCAATAATGTCTATCGATTTGATACGTTCTTCCGTGCTCGAAACGGAACGGAAGAGAATGTTGCTGCGCATTTCCCCGGTGACAAGTTCATGCTGTTTAACAGTGATTCTGTGATGAAACTAGCAATCCCCGCTGAGCAACCTAATCAATTCATTGCTACGGTTGGTTTTGCAACTAATAATCCATTCCAGCGAAAAGAATCTACATTTTTGCGCTTTTTGAACTTGCGTCCATTCTCAGTTAATGATAATGTTCAATTCTCCCACGCCTCTGGTGATGTGAACATCGATTGGCAGCGTCGTACGCGATATGGTGGTCAATTGATGGATGGAACCCCAACGGTTCCTCTCAACGAATTTGCTGAAGAGTATGATATTACTCTCGCGAAAGATCTTCCGGAAAATCTTGGAAGCCCCGATACTTTCTTGCGGAAAGTGCGCGTCACAACGAACTCTTTTGTCTACACGGCGGCGGATCAAACTGCTGACGGTTACGACAACACAATGGATACGCTTTACTTCACTATTCGTCAATTAGGTGGGCAAGCTGGTGAAGAGGAAGCTATAGCATTTGTTGAGGAATTGCTACCGATTTAATAGGATATATCATGGCGGTATCAGCATTGCTTGCGATCACGCAAGTATCACAAAATCAAAACGATAAATATATCACCATCAATGATGGTGTGTCAGCGCTTGAGCAGGCGTCAAACCGTCTATTCACTGATGCTGCTATCGGTGCTGGTCCACGAGTATTGACTGAGACTGAATTCACGCGAAATATTGTTTTTGATGTCAGTGGATCGACAGGCGCCTTCACACTTGAAGTACCTCTTTTAATCAATGGAGCAATTGCGACTAACCGTCTTTTCATTGTCAGAAACACTGATTCGAACGATTGTACAGTGGGAGGATCAACTGGTGCGACTGTATTGGTTCAAGGCGGAACCAATTCAATGATCTACTGTGATGGTACGGATTGTTTTGAGATCACAAGTACAGCTGCCACTCCCGGATCTTTGGTCGACTGGAAAGATTCTGTTCGCGTTGCCTCCACAGGCAATAGAACTCTTTCAAACCAAGTTGAAGCTGGTGATTCTATTGATGGCGTCACACTAGCCACAGGTGATCGTGTTCTTCTGAAAGATCAAACGACTGGTAGTGAAAACGGCATTTATACGGTCAACGCAACTGGTGCTCCAACGCGTGCTACGGACTTTGACGCCAACGCTGAAGTAACTGGCGGTGCAGCAGTCATTGCAACGGAAGGTACGGCTAATGCAGATAAGCTGTTTGTCCTGACGACAAATGACCCAATCGTTCTTGATACGACAGCTCTTGCTTTCTCAGAGATTAGTGGCGGAGGCGGAGGCGCTACGGACTTCATCTCGCTGACTGACACGCCGGGGTCATTGACTGCACGTCAAATCATGCAAGTCAACAACGCCGGTAACGCTCTGGAAGGCACTTATGATGCACCCGGCTCCAAAGACTCTCACTCAGAGGATATTGAAGCGGGCAACATCACCCTGACACAGCAGGAGCTAGGTGAACATAAACATTTTACATCAAGTACAAATGTTGTGACTGCTGGACGGACTGTGACACTCGCTGCTGGTTCCCTTGAGCCAAAAGTATTCATTTTTGAAAACCCTGCTGGATCAACCCAAAGTGTATCCGTGGTTCGCGGATCAACGTCTATCAGTGTTGGTAACGGCGTCCGGACGATTTTCTACGCTGACGGTTCTACTGATGGTCTGGTTCAGGTTTCAACTTCGGCATCGGGCGGTGCATCAGCATTTACTGATTTGACTGATGTCCCTTCAGTCTATACAGGTCAAGACAATAAAGTTCCCGTCGTCAATGACGGTGAGACTGGTCTTGAGTTTGTTGATGAATTGGCATCATCATACGATACGCATGAGGAAGATATTGAAGCCGCTAGTATCACACTTGATGCCACTGAGATGCGTCAGCATGTTAGATTTACATCGTCTCAGGATGTAGCGACTGCCTCCCGTACTGTGACCGTCGATGCTGGATTCACTGGTCCAAAGTTGTTCATCGTCGAGAATCCCGTCGGGTCTTCGGAATCGTTTGGTGTTGTTCGTGGTTCGACGACCGTAACTGTGGCTGCTGGAGAAGCCGTCATTCTGTATATGGATGGCAGTGCCAATAACCTCAAGAAGATTGCCAGCTCGATTGATAACACTGGAGGCGGAGGCGGCGGCAGCGGCACAATCACTGTCCGTGTCGCAACTGTTCAGGCTGGTTCACTGTCTTCTAGTTTTGACAATGGTTCGACAATTGATGGTGTCTCTCTTGTCACTGGTGATCGTATTCTAATTAAAAACCAATCAGCAGCATCAGCAGAAGACAACGGTATTTATACTGTCAATGCTTCGGGCGCGCCAACACGCGCAGCAGACTTTGATGAGTCTAGTGAAATATTTGGTCTTGTTGGTGTTCCAATTTTTGTTCAAGAAGGAACGCTAAACCAGAACCGCATGTTCTATTACTCCGCGAACGCGGCCCCAGTTCTTGAAACTGATGATATCATTTTCCAACCACACTTCGCACGATTGAATGATCTTGTGGATGTTGATGTTGCGGGTAATGATCCTTCTGTTGATCAAATGCTCTACGCAATCAATGGCGGCGATGATTTTGAATATGGATATCTTGCTCCGGGTGCCCGTGATAAGCTGACGCAATCTATCCACGCTGCTAACCAAACAATCTCGGCAGCTGAGTTGGGCGGTAATTTCCGGATTGGAACAGATACAACGTTGACTGATCTCGCGGATCTGAATAATACGATGACACTGAATGCGGGTTCGTATGAGCCTAAGATGTTCGTTATGTATAACCCGTTGGGTTCAGATTACAAATATCAGGTTGTTCGTGGCACGTCCAGAGAAGACATCCATCCTGGAACACATAAGTTGATGTGGACGGACGGTTCAAGTGACAGCCTAGAAGTTATTGCCCATAACGAGCCCGAAGTCATGAAGCGTCCTGTGCGGGCGGCGTCTACGGCTAACGGCACATTGGCAACAGATTTCGAAGCTGGTGACACGTTAGATGGCGTCACGCTTGCGCAGGGTGATCGTATACTTCTCAAAGATCAAACTACTGGATCAGAAAACGGTATTTATGAGGTTGAGGCCTCCGGTGCACCTACGCGTGTCCTCGACTACAATGATCAGGTAAAAGTCTTTGCTGGTGTCACAGTCTACTGTCAGGAAGGCACAGCTAACGAGAAAACGTTCTTCACGCTTGTTACGACTGGAACAATCACCATCGACACAACGTCTCTCGTGTATGAAAGCTATACGACAGCTTAAGTGAGTGAAACATGACTACTGCATTTCTTGAAACGCCGAGATTCCCAGAGAACATTTCATATGGTTCGACTGGTGGACCTATGTTCAAGACGAATATCTTTGAATCTCGTTCTGCTTTGGAGCAGCGCTCGATTGTCTGGAGTGACGCACGCGCGACATATAATGTATCACATGGCATCCGGGATAAAACTGATCTCGACACGCTGCTTGCGTTCTTCTATAACGTCAGCGGACGTGCTTGTGGTTTTCGCTTTAAAGACTGGGCAGATTATCAGCTGACGGCTGAGAATATTGGTACAGGCGATGGCGCAAATCTCATATTTCCAATAACGCGCACCTACACCACGGGCGCGAACACGTACGTCAGGCGGATCTTCAAACCTATTGATACAGTGGAAGCTCCACTGCAAGTTTTTATCAACGGAGTCTTGCAAACGTCACCAGCTGATTATACAGTCGATCTAACAACAGGCATCATTACGTTTGATAACTTGAATGCACCGGGTGTTGGACTGGCTGTTACTGTCACAGGTGAGTTTGACATCCCTGCGCGTTTTGATACAGATCATTACAATGCCAGCCATGATGGTTTTGAGTCAGGCAGCTGGGGTTCGATCCCAGTAGTCGAGATACTTATTGACGAGTAATTCAGATGGCAAAAACTGCCTCCGCTGCACTTATTGCTGATATTCAACGGGACGTCACAACGTTGGCGACCCTCGTCCGCATTGTGCGCACGGACCAAAAGACTTTCCTCCTGACAAATCACGACACCAACATAACATTTGACGGTGAAATCTATACGAATGATTTTCCCTTCACATTATCATCGATAACGTCCAGTTCAAACTTTACTGTTGATAATGTCGAGATGTCATTGAAACTTGACGGCACGACTTTCACACGGGATGATTTTGTAGACGGTGCATTCACGCACGCCAAAGTGACAATTTCTCAAGTTGATTTCGATGACCCAACAAGTGGGAACATTATTGTCCGTGATGGTTGGATAGGTAAGCTGTCTTATAGCGAGTTGGATATTGTCAACTTGACAGTTGAAGGATTGCTTAAAGTTCTTGATCTTGAAGTTGGGCGCATCTACCAGCCGACTTGCGACGCAGACTTCGGTGATGAGCGTTGTGGTGTTGCGGTAGACTTTGGACAAGAATATTCACAGCTGACTAAATACCACGTCGGTAGTTGGGTTTATAAATTCAACGGCACCGAAACTGATTTCTCTCTCACTAATCAGGGATTTGAAGCAGACGGCGGCGTTGCAGGTTTCCCTACGCCCGGAACTATCACCGGATGGTCTAGAAGTTCAGGAAACTTTGCTGAAGTGGCTGATACAGGACTGGATGGTCTGACAGCTCTTGAAGGCAGCTATATTCTGTATTTTCGTACTGATGACACTGCTGCATCTAGTGGTGCTGAATCTTATGTATTCCAAGACATAACGACTGCTGTTGCGGGTTTAAATACAGCTAAGATTGATACAGGTGATTATTATCTCCGTGGTCGTATAGGCGTTGCTCAATCGACAGATTTGGAAAACAGATGGCGTGTCGAAATACTGTTTAGAGACGCCGCTGGCAGTACGTTGCGGACCTATGATAGTACGTATCAGAAGAATCCAGAACTTGATGTCTTTCAGGAACACACATTCTCTCGACTTGTCCCTGCGCTAACACGAAGCTTCCAGATCCGCCTCTGGGCTTTGAAGGCGAATGGTTCCACAATTGGTGTTGGCTTTGATGACGTTCGCATGTCGTTCTGGGATCACACCGGGACACTGCCAACGGATGAGCGTATCTACAAATGTGTGCGTGTATTTGACCGCCCGGAATCCCAACGTATTGACTTAGGCAATGAATCATTCGAAGCAGACGGTCCAGTCGCAAACACGAATAGTACCTCCGCAATTGATTCATGGAACTTCTCTACATCGGATTTCTGGCAAGTTGTTACATCAACCACTAATCTGTCAGCTCAGGACGGATCACACTTTCTCTTAGGCGGTGACGACGCGTCAGGAACACAAAGCACGTACCAGATGACGCAAGACGTTACACTGGCAAATGAAGGCGTGTCAGAGACAGATATCGACCTAGGTAATGTAACAATGTCTTCTGACATCCTTGTGGGCTTTGAAGCCATTACTAGTACCGCCTTAATCGAATATATTTGGCTTGATGACGTCGATGCGGTTATTTCGACTACGACTGCCGGTACAATCACTGCTACGGTCACAGGATGGACCACGCAGAGCACAAACGTTATCGTGCCTGCGAATACGCGTAAATTACGGATACGGCTCTCCTCGACCTCTCCTGTAGGTTCCAGCGTGGCGGAAACGGCCTTCGATTCCGTCGATGTATGGTTTTTCTTACCAAATATCGCTAGTCAGCTCGATCCAGCGCAGGGTATGGGCAATCAGGCTACTGAGACTGTGTTCAATCCTACGGTTGGTGAGTTAACTTATGATGGCGATCTTGTCTGGAAAGCAGTGACACAGAAGACTGATTTTGATGTTGTTGCAACTGTAATCAATGAAAATCAAGAATTCAACGCAACAAATCTATCTGGTACGGATGACGTATTCGTTACATCAGAAATTGAATGGGTGACGGGAAATAATGTCGGTCGACGGAATATCATTCGCAAATGGACTGAAACCGGTAAAATCGTCAAATTGTATTTCAAAACCATTCAACCGATACAAGTTGGTGACAAATTCCGTTATATCATTCCGTGTCAAAAAAGATTCGTGGAAGATTGTAAGGTCACACATGACAATGTGATCAACTTTAGAGGTTTCCCGCATCTGCCCGGACGTGTATTCTAGTTTACAAAACACCCAAAAAGCGTACCCTGAGTATGTTTTTTCGCACTTTTGTAAACCAGAAAGACGTGTGATTGCACAACATAATAGACTTGACATCGTACCGAATAAGGCGCAATATGTTGCGCATTAATAGTAAACGCAGAATATTGCGTACCCCAAAAGAGAACAACACTTATGCTCAGTCCGATCGTGACTGGGAAAC